GATGTTATTGTGTATGAAACCGTAAGTTCTTCTAATTTTACTACATACACTCCGTTATCACAAGCAATTCAGATTGACGCTAACACTACGCACTTTTCAATTCACGAATCTCCGAATGGATTCTATGAATTAAACTTTGGTGATGGTACTTCGTTCGGCAAATCACCAGAGCCTGGTGAAAAGGTTGAAGTGAAATACCTTTCATGTAAAGGTGCATTAGCAAATAATGGAACAGTCTTTCTTCCGACATCTGGGATTGATGTAAACGGAATTGAATATAGTCTTGCAATTGTTACAAATACTGAATCTTCCGGAGGCGCGGCAAAACAATCTATAGAATCAATAAGACAGCTTGCACCTGTTGCATATGCAGGTCAACAGAGGCTTGTAACATCTCTTGATTATAAAGGTATGATTGAAACAAACTTTCCACAGGTATCATCTGCATCTGTCTGGAGCGGTGATGAGAATGTACCTATTGATTACGGCAAAGTTTTTATCTCAATTAATTTTACTGATGGAACATCTTCTTCTGTCCAACAGGCTGTAAAAGATGCCATTGTTACAAATTATACTACCAACCTTTCTGTAATGTCAATTAAACCAGAATTTGTAAATCCTGAATATGTCTATCTTGAACTGAATGATAACTTTCAATTTGATCCTGGTCTTACTGGTCTTACATTAGGAGCAATTGAAACTGAAGTATATAATTATATCAAATCGTATTTTGATGTTTTTCTAAGGGATTTTGGTCAGATATTCCGTAAGTCAAATCTTGCGACAGAAATTGATGCACTGAATAAATCAATATTATCAAATGATATTGATGTAAAAATACAAATGCGTTTACCAGTTACTCTGAATGTTTCAAATACACAGACACTTTATTTCCCTGTTCCTATTGCTACTCCTGACGATGTTTTCCATAGAATTCAATCTGACACATTTGAATTTAATGGTATACCTGCACAGATTAAGAATCAATTAAATACTACGACTTTGCAGGTGTTTGATCTAGATGGTAATGTTTTACTTGATAATGTAGGTGGATATAATCCGGCTATTGGCCATGTATCAATTATTGGATTTATTCCGAGTCAGGTTATTAGTGGTAATAGTTACATTAAGGTTAGTGCTTTACCTCAAGATGATGGTAAAATAGAACCTTTAAGAAATTATATACTCGCTCTTGATAAAGATAAATCATCTGCAACAGCAAGAACAGATAGGCAAACACCAAATCTACAAGTTAGTATCTAATGGCAAACTTTGAAACAAAAAAAGAATTTCTGAGAATTGATCCAAACTTTAGAAAAAGTTTGGTACAAGAAGTATTACCTGAATATTTTCAGCTATCATATCCAAATCTTATAGCATTCTTAGATGGTTATTATGAATTCTTAGATTCAGATGAGAATGTGGGTGGCGCAATTGCCGAACTACATACTGTAAGAGACTTACAAGATTCTACTCTAAAAAGACTTGATTTTGTTTTTGATGAACTTGCGCTTGGTATATCGCAGTCTCAGTTTCTTTTTCCAAGAGAAGCCCTTCGAAATTTTGGTAATTTCTTTAGAGTAAAAGGTTCTCTTTATTCTGCTGATGGATTCTTTAGAGCTTTTTTTAATGAAGACATTGAAGTCATATATCCAAAAGAATCAATTCTTAAGATTGGTGTAGATCCAATTGGACCAGAGCAAGCCTTTGTTCTTACTGACGGCAGGCTATATCAAATCTTATCAATACTTATTAAATCACCGATATCGCTGAATACTTGGGAACAACTATATCGCAAGTTTGTTCATCCAACTGGATTCTATCTTGGCGCACAAACAGTTATTGAAGGTCAAGGTAGTATAACTATCTCGACATCGTCGTCTAATCCAGATCTAGATCCAACTTTAAAAGTTATTGGGTCAGCATCCTTTAACATACTTGCTGAGAATGATACTACTATTTTAATCCCTGATGATGGTGGTGATTCTGATGGATGTCCACAGCGGATGAATCCTTTACGTACTATTAACTTTTACGATGGTGCTAATAAATCAATGGCATACTATACTACGTGGTATAGTAATCTAGATGAATGGGGTGGATTTCCTCGAGATGGACTAACGTTTGATGATTACGCAGACTCAGCAAATGCATCTGCAATGAGATTTGATAATCAATATGAAACAATGGATCATCGTATATATGAAACATTCTGTGTACCTTATGTTGACGATGGTCATATTAGCGATAACAGTCAATTAACAATTGGTCAATATGTTGTCGAAGGTCTGTAAAACCAATATAAATAACAATAATTCAATTTGTAGGATTTAATATGGGCAAGCAAACTATTAATGTCGGAACTACCGGTAATGACGGAACCGGTGATGATCTACGTACGGCCGGCAATAAAATTAATGATAATTTTAATGAGCTTTATACTGATGTAAGAGGCTTGCAAATTGCTAGTGGCGTTTCATCTACATCTTTTGGTGTATATTTTGATAGTAATCAAATTAGTTGGGAAGGCACCACTGCAGATTCATTTGAAACAGCATTAAGTGTTGTTGATCCTACAAAAGATAACACTATTTTACTGCCAGACTCAAGCGGTACTCTCGTTCTCGATACTAATATTGGAGCTGTGGTGAATGCAGCTACTATTGGTATTATTAATAGTACTGTTGATTCGAGTTATATTGCATTACGTACCGGTGTTGCTCAAGACTCAGGTCAAACTCTTCTTATTGTCTTAGCGAATTCTATTGATTCAGTAGATGTTCCACTTATTGTCGATAGTGCATATGTACAGGCAAGACAATTGGCTGGTACAGACTCTGCACTCTTTACAAAATTAACTGCGATTGCAGGGCATGTCGTACCTTCAATCGATAGCACATATGATCTTGGTGATTCTGCACGTAAATGGAAAGACTTATATTTAAGTGGCACTACCATTCATTTGGGTGATACGACCATTAAAAATGATGGTACAAATATTGCATTCGGTCGACCAATTGAAGCGAATATTAAAGTCGCAAATTCTATGGATCTTAAGGGCAACTCGATTGTAGATTCAAATGGAGTAAATGTTAGATCGCCAAAGGTTAACTTTAAAACAATTGATGGCGTTGATTACATACACTTTAGTCAGTCTGCGCCACAAATTCGAATCGGTGATTCAGATACTCCTGCAGGTTATATACAATTAGGTCATAATTCAACAGATAACGGTTCTGTCGGTAAAGGCACTATGCACTATAACTCGACAGACAACACATTTAATTTTAAAGACAGTGATGGTTGGTTCTCTCTACCTCGTGCTGCATTTGATTCAGCAGATGTAATATCTACTATTGACAGTGATTATGTGAAAGCAAGAGCTGTAGAGCCTGATCTGAGAGAATATACTGTAGCAACAGTTCCTAATAGCCCACGGAATGGTAATTTAATTTTTGTAAGTAACGGTAACTCAGGTGCCCCATGTCTGGCAGTATATGACAGTGATGCGGGATTCTATAAGAGAATCGTACTTGGCACCCAGATTAGTACTTAATAGGATATAAAAAATGCCAGCAATTGTAACAGACGCACTAAGAAGACAAATTGCACAAGACTTCTTTGATCAATTTACGAATGATACACGAAAGTATTATATTGGTGTAGGACGGTCAGAGCAGTGGGATTCTTCAGATACAGTACCAACGCCTACAAATACTCCAACAACTGTTGAAGCATTTCGTAATAGCTTACAAGCAGTGAAGAAGGTTGAAGCAACTTCATTGGTTGTACCGCGTAACAACTGGTCATCAGGTAGAATTTATTCGCAATATGATGATCAACAAGGTGGATATCCAACTCAGCCGTATTACATTATGAATGAATCACGTCAAGTCTATGTTTGTTTAGAAACTGGCCGTGATGCGACTGGTGCTGCTGCACCATCAACTGTACAACCTACTCACGCTAATCTTGATTCTCGTAGAGAAGCAGATGGCTATGTATGGAAATTTTTATTTACAATTAGTGCAGAAAGAGCAAATAATTTTCTTTCAGGCAACTTTATGCCTACTTTATTACAAGATGCAACAGATTCTAACTCAACAGGCATTCAATTAAAACAAAGAGCTGTACAAGATGCAGCAACTGCAGGTGAAGTTCTCAGTATTATTATTACAGATGGTGGTGCCGGTTACACTAGTGTTCCTACTGCAACACTTACAGATCCAAGTGGAGCAAATGCTTCATTTAATATTACTATTGATTCTGCCACAGGACAAGTCGTAAGAATTCGTATGGATGATAGTACAAACGGTGATGTTGCAGGTCATGGGTCTGGTTACACCAATCCTGCAATTACATTTAATGGTGGCGGTGCAACACGTAATGCTTCAGCAAGAGCAGTACTCGGACCTGATTCTGGTATTGGACGTGATCCTCGTGAAGATTTAAAATCTGCTTCAGTAATGTTCCATGCAGATCTCAAAGGTACAGATAGTGACTTTATTGTTGATCAAGACTTTAGACAAGTTGGCTTGATTCGTGATATTAAGAAAAATGATAACACTATCTTCGATGAAACAACTGGTAATGCATTGTTCTCAATGAAATTAAGTAGTATTATTACCGAGTTTACGGCAGATAAAATCATTGAAGGACAAACTACTCTTGCACGTGCATATATAGATGAAGTAGATTCAGATATTCTTTACTATCATCAAACGATAGAAACAGGTTTTGTAGCTTTCCAGACTGGTGAGCTTATCGAAGAAACAAACGGCGGTGGTGAAGGTGTTATCGATTCTGCTGCTATATTACCTGAAGTATTACCTTCAACAGGTGAAGTACTCTTTATTGATAATAGATCACCTGTCGATAGAAGTACTGCACAAAATGAAGATATTAAAGTTATTATTCAGTTCTAAGGATTAGAGGATGGCAACGCTACTTAACTCAAGACTTTTAAGCAACACTTATAAAGATGATTTTCTAGATAGCGATAGCTATTATAGAATTCTCTTTAACAGTGGACGTCCTCTGCAAGCACGCGAACTTACGCAGATGCAGACTATTGTCCAAGAACAACTTAAAAGATTCGGTAATAATATTTTTAAAGAAGGTGGTGTTGTAAAACCTGGTGCGGCTATCCTAAACAATGCTTATGAATTCGCAAAATTAATCACAACGCAATATGCTCTTCCTTCAAACTACAATTCGTTATTGGGTAATACATTTACTGGAAATATTTCAGGTATTACTGCTCGTATTATTGAAGTTGTACCAGCAGAAGGATCGGATCCTGCAACAATCTATATTGCTTATACTAATGGTCCTACTGCTCAATCAGGTTTAACGACACCTAGATTTACTCCAGGAGAATCAATTACAGATGGTTCTACTACGCTTAGAGTGCAAGAGGTAAATACTGGTGCAAATCCGGCAGTCGGTAGAGGTCTTAGATACTCAGTTGATGCTGGGATTTATTATGCAAAGGGTTTCTTTGTATTTACAGAAGCGCAGAGTTATATTGTTTCTAAATATACAGACACTGCAAATGAAATTGTAGGCTATAAGATTGTAGAAGATATAGTTAACGTTGATGATGATCAAGGGCTTTATGATAATCAAGGAGCTGTTCCAAACATATCATCTCCTGGTGCAGATAGATTACGAATTAAATTAGATCTCACAAAGCAATCTGTTACAACAGTCAATGATAATTTTATCCCAATTGCAACTATCAAAGATGGTGTTGTATTTCGAACAGTAGACGAAGATAACTCATATAATGTTTTAAGAGATGTAATCGCAACAAGGATCCATGAAAATTCTGGAGACTATATTGTAAAGCCTTTTAAACTTTCATTTGAAGAAGATTCTGATCAAGATAACTTAATTATGAATGTAAGTCCTGGTACCGCGGTTGTGGATGGTTACAGAGCAAATTTATATTCTCCACTTAAACAAAGAATTGCTAAACCTTCCACTACAAAAGAAGTGCCAAATGAAGTAGTCGCCGCCGGTTTTGGTAACTATGTTTTGGTTGATAATGGTACGTCTAACAATACCGCAGGCATGCCTGATATTAACAACTTCGATAAATTAACTTTAAAAGATAATACTGGCTGGACTGGCAATAGCACCGGTACTGCACGTATTCGGCAGATTGTAAGAGATACTGGCAATTTCCTTCGTTATTATCTTTTCGATATTCGAATGAACTCTGGACAAAACTTCAGAAATGTACAAAGTATCGGTCTTTCGACTTCTGATTATTTTAATCTGTATAGACCACTCGGTAAAGCAGATCTAAAAGAAGTAACAAAGAATAATCTTATTTTTTCAGTTCCGTTTGACAGACCACAGGCTTTAGATGACATTAGTCTTACAACGCAAAGAAGATTTCAAGTAACAACTGATGGAGCTGGAGCTGCATCTCTTTCACTTACAGCTAGCGGTGAAACATTTGCCAATACTTCAGATTGGATAGTTGCACCAGCAGGTGATGATATATTAAATACCGGACTTACATTTGCATCAAGTCCTGTAGGTCAAGTTGCTGCTAACATTACAGGTTTAAATGCTGCGACAACATATGAAATCCTTGCTTATATCAATAAATCAATTGGTCTTATAAGAAGTAAAACCAAAACTGAAACAACAATTACAGTTGCTCCAGATGGTAATGGTGATATTCCTCTTGGTAAGGCTGATATTTTTAACATTAAAAGAGTTACAGTAAATGATTCTGATGGTCTGGATATTTCAGGTCGTTATGAATTAGATAATGGTCAAAGAGATAATTATTATGCTCTTGGTAAATTGATCTTAAATGCAGGCAATACTGCGCCAGCCGCCGCATTTGTAAGATATGAATACTTTACACACGGTGCAAATGGTGATTTCTTTGCAGTTAACTCATATACTGGACAAGTTGATTATGATCAAATTCAAAATGTAGATCTTGCAAATGGTGATAATATTAATCTAAGGAATGCAATTGATTTTAGATCTGTCATGGACTCTGATGGCGAATTTGACAATGCTGCAAAGGGTGCTAGAATTAATGAATTACCTCAAGTAAATGATACTGTACAGGCAGATATATCATATTATCTTTCAGAACGAGCAATATTGACAATTAATGCTGATGGCGTTCTAGTATTAAGAAAAGGTGATCCTTCATTTAATCCTCTTCTTCCTAAAATTCCTGTAGGTAATTTAGCACTTTATGATATTATTTTTAATGGTAATACATTAAATGATTCAGATCTACACATGGTTAAATACGATTATCGTAGATATACAATGCAAGATATTGCAAAGCTTGAAAAAAGAGTTGATAGAGCTGAAGAAGCAATTGCATTAAATATGTTGGAAATTGATACAAAAAATTTACAAGTTTTAGATTCCAATGGTTTAGATAGAACAAAATCAGGTTTCTTCGTGGATAATTTTTCTACACAATTATTTAGTGATACAAAAAATCCTAACTATAGAGCATCAATTGATCCGCAGTTAAATTTCCTTGTTCCTTCATTTAATGAAGATAATATTAGACTTATATATGATTCTGATGCATCTACTAATGTAATTAAGAAAGGCGATAACGTTTATCTTAAACATAGTCAAGTAGAATATATTTCGCAAGATCAAGCCTCGAAGGCAGTTAAAATAAATCCATTTGAAGCTGTAATTTATTTAGGTGATATTACATTATCTCCAGCATCTGACGAATGGAGAGAGACAAAGATTAGAGCCAAAAAAATGGTAGACGGTGGTACTAAACTTGATACTACTCAAGCTTATCTTTGGAATAACTGGCAATGGAATTGGGGTGGCAAAAAGATTGAAAATCTTCAAGTCGGCGATAAAACAAACACGAAGACCGAAACAACATCAAGTAAGATATTTTCTAATGTAAATAAAGTTGTATCAGAAGAAACATTGCTTGAAGTTATTGATACTCGTATAATTGATATTGCATTAATTCCATTTATGAGATCTAGAAAGGTATACTTTAAAGCTCAAGGTTTAAGACCTAATTCTAAGGTATGGGCCTATTTCAATGGAGTAAGAGTTGATAGTTGGGTACGTGAAGAAACATTTGTAAGAATGTCTAATGATCACAAAGAATATGGCAATACTCAAAATAAAGCAACTCAACATCCTGAGGGATCATCTGAGTTAATTACTGATGCAAATGGTGCAGTCGAAGGTTCTTACTTTATTCCAAATACAAGTGCAATTAGGTTTAGAACTGGAACTCAAGAATTTAAAATTTTAGATATCAGTGCAGATAATGAAACAAGAAGTGGAACAATTGCTCGAGCGTTATATGCTAGTGTAGGTTATTTAGATACGATTGATCAAACAATTAAATCAACTCGAGTTCTAAATGTTGAGGCTGTACGTACATCTAAAAATAGATATGTTGCATCTTCCAGAAACCATGGTGGTGGCGGTAGAGAACATACTACTCAAGGTAATTATTACATACAAGGCACCGGTGTTGCGGTTGCAAGATATGATCCTAAAAATCCAGGAAGATCACCGGGTGCATTGGGTGGCAGAACTTCTGGTGGTAACAGCGGTGGTGGCCGTTGGTGTTGTTCGCAAATGGTTCATCATGGACTTTGGTCTGAACAAAGACAATTTGCACGTCTTACTGCGTGGTCAAGAAAGCAGCCGGATTGGTGGCGTTCTGGATATAATGTTTGGGGTAAAGTAATTGCCAAACATCTTTTGTCAAAAAATAAAGTTAGTATATTTGGTTTAGAATGGTCATTTAAATCTAGAACAGACACTATGCAAGCGTTTTATGATCATCATGTAGAAAAGAAACCGTTTACTGCCAGAACTGCTTTGGCAAATTTGATTATCTATCCTGGTGTGTTTATTTGCGGTCACATTTGGAAGGATATTCCTACCATACCTAGACTTGCAACAAAAGAAGAATTGAGATAAAGGACAGGCAGAATGAGTACTTCACTTGGATATCAAATAAACAGAAATCCACTCGCACAATCTTTTTATGTGGAAGATACTAACGGTGTCTATCTCACAAAAATTGATTTATTCTTTAAAATAAGAGATACGACATCGCCTGTTTGTTTACAAATAAGACCTATGATAAACGGATTTCCATCTACTGCAGAAATTGTACCACAATCAATTGTATATGTAAATGGATCTTCGATTAATACATCCACAGATGCCACTGCAGCAACTAGTTTTGAATTTGAAGAACCACTATATCTTAGAGGTTTACAAGATTATGCAATTGTTGTAATTACTAATAGTGCAGATTACGAAATTTATATTGCACAAATTGATGAGTTTGAAGTAGGAACAACAGCAGGTAGAATTTCTAGAAATCCAGCCCTTGGTTCACTTTTCTATTCCGCCAATGGTGGCACATTTACTGCGTCACAAGATCAGGATTTAGCATTTAAGATTTATAGAGCAGAATTCGATAATACTGTAAGCGGTGAAATTGTTCTTAAAAACGCAGCACTACCACAAAAACTTTTAGATCTGAATCCTATTCAAACTTTTAGCGGTAGTTCAACAGTAAGAATTTCAGATATGGGTCATGGATTTTTGGTTAACGATCCAGTAACAATTAGAGGTATCGATTCTGCTGCATCAATTGGTGGTATTCAAACAACTAGCATTATGGGTGCCGCAAAAACTATTTCTGCAGTTGATTGGACTGGTTATGAAATTACTGCAGATAGTGATGCAGATAGTGATGCAATTGGTGGTGGTAATCTTGTAACAGTTACAAAAAATATTCCATTTGGTGCATATTATAATAATAGTCAATTGCTCATACCAGATAATACGGGCGTGTTTCCATCTTATAAACCGACAACATTTAAATCATATGGTGGAACTGAATTACCATATACGCTAGAAGCTAATTATATTGAAGGAACACTTCAAGAAACTGATTATACAAATAAGCCATATGTAATTGCGAATAATGCAATTGAAACATCTGAACTTGGTGCTGGTGTTAAATCATTTACACAAGAATTTTTAATTAACACAGATGATTCTAAAGTTTCACCTATGCTTGATTTGCAAAGATCTTCTGTTACTCTTATTGATGCAATTATCGATAATCAGGATTCTGCTGCTACTGTTGGATATAATGTACCTCTTAATTGGGTTCCAGAAACTTCCGCGACTGGTGGTTCAGCAGCTGCAAAACACATTACGCGTAAAATCGAATTGGTTGAACCAGCTGTTGGTCTAAAAATTATCTTTGCTGCATATAGACCTTCAAGTACAGATTTTGATGTTTACTACAGAACCTGTGAAGAAGGCACTGACTTAACAACTTTAGATTATACTTTGCTTCCTAGTTCTAGTAATAATCCAACCGATGAAGAAATTATATTTAGAGAATATCAATATTTGGCCGGAGGACAAGGTGGAGATCTGAAAGAATTTACTAAATTTCAAGTTAAGATTGTATTTAGATCAACAAGCAGATCTAAAGCACCGATTATAAGGGATTTAAGAGTTATTGCACTGAGCGTTTAATTATGAGTAGATATGTAAAAGTTGAAGGAAATGTCGGATTAGTACGAGATAATGTAACACACGCAATAATCAATACTGATTCTGAAAAAATACGTCAAGCAAAGGCTATTAAACAGGCGAGAAAAAAACAAGTCAATGAAATTGAAGATCTCAAAAGAGATGTCAATGACATAAAATTAATGCTTAATCAAATCGTGGATAAACTTAATGGCGCGTAAAGTAATATTTAATATCAACAATACGCTTGTTGCCACGATTAACAAGATTAATCAAATGGATGAGTGGCTTGGTGATCTTGACGACCTCAATAAAAGAAATTATAATGCACCTTTACGAAGCTATTTAGGTGGTTTCGAAGATAACGAGTACGTAGAAAACGGCGGGCCAGCAGATCAGTCGGCAGTTGCTGCTGCAGAATGGTTACATCAAGAATTAGCAAAAGCAAGATTTGCTATGTTCGGGCAAGAGCTCGTTGATAGTGATGATAGTATTGATAGCAATCTTGAAATAGCAACAATTCGATTTAACAAAGTTGTTGTAGCAGATAGTGCAGTATTTGGTAGATTAACAACTTTTGGATTTAGAATTCCTGTTGATTCTGATCTCAGTCCTACTTCAGCAACTGTTGTAAGAGACAGTCTCGATAGTAACTTCATATATCCTTCATTTGAAGGTGGCCCACGATTTAATACTGGTCTTACCATTGACAGTGGTTACATTAGAAATTTTTCAGGCAATCATCTTGACATTGGCAAATGGTTTACAACTGACAGTGGCTTTAAAACTTTCTTTAATGATAGCACAGACAGTATAGGTAACTTTGTACCTCTGTTTGATTTTGGTTTGACTATCAGAGATAGTGCTTATATTGGCACAATACATGGACCGCGCAACTTATTTAAGTTTCCAAGACCGCGTAAACCTGGTTTTCCGGACGGTTATACATTTGATTCTTCTACAATTGATATTATTACACCGCTTGGGTTTGATTCTGGTAAGAGTACAATTACGCTACTAGCACCAGACTCTTTAGATAGTTCTCAAAATTGGACTCTAGATTATGACAGTGGCAAATTTAAAAAGATATTAGTTGATTCTGCTACATTTGATACTTGGTGCGTAGAATCAGACAATGATAATATATACGTCCCTTCTCCTATACATATCAAAAGATTTGTTTTTGATGTCGATTCTTCGTTTGATTCAGAAACTCCGCCGTTATTGCTTCCAGGTGGCGTTGATTCTTCTTACAGAGCAGTTTTTCATAATAGACTTGATTCTGGTTTTGAACATACAAGTTTTTTA